TTAAACATGGCTTCAATATTTCTTTCTTCTAATTCTTTAAAATCACCTATATAAATTCCATCTATAAGATTTAAGATTTGTGAAGGAATGTTTTTCTCTAAATTCTTAATAATGTTATTGAAGTCAATATCACTTGGAAGCTTGTTGATAACAACGACAGGTATAAGGCCTTTTAAAAGAGAGAATTCATTTCTGTTTTTTAATGCGTGAGATGAACTGCTTTTTATATAATCTTTCATATATTTAAATAAGGTATCTTAATTAATATCATACTTTGCAAAGTCTGTCAAGTTAAAAGTTAAAGATTTTTTGCACACAAGGTTGCGACCTTACTTCTTTCACCTTTAATAAATGTGATGTGTCCTGTGATATCAAAATATTTTAATTTTTCAATTACATAGGTTAAACCGTTTGTAGTCTCATCAATATTCACATTATCTATTTGTTCAATGTCACCAGTCAAAACAATTTTAGTTCCTTCACCTACTCTAGTAAGTATAGTCTTTATTTCATGTCTTGTCAAGTTCTGACACTCATCAACAATGATATAAGCATTCTGAATGGAGCGACCACGAATATAAGTTAGGGCTTCAACTTCGATTATTCTTTTATCCATATACGATTCTAACATTAAATTATCATCACCAAATAAGAATCTTAAATTATCTTGAATTGGTGCTAGCCATGGCACCATTTTATCTTCTAGGGTTCCAGGCAAATAACCAATGTCTTTTCCCATGGGTTGTACTGGTCTAGAAACGATTAATCTATTGTATACAGAGGATTCTCCCATTATTTGTTGCAATCCCGCTGCAATAGCACATAAAGTTTTTCCGCTTCCAGCTTTACCGATAAGAGAAACCACAGGCACCTTTGGATCTAAAAGTAAATCCAACGCGCAATTCTGTTCTTTATTTTTTGGTGCTATGCCCCACCCATCTGATTCTTTATGTTGAGGAATTTTTTTAAATTCTGTATTCTCATCAATGAATCGAGTAATTGCTGTTTTCTTTTCATTTGAGGAAGATACAAGCATTACATATTGATTGGGATATAGTTCAGCTTTATCATCTATCGCATTATAGAGATAAACATTTTCTCCTGTATAGAAACGGTCAATTATTTGATCATCCACAAGTAGTTTTGTAAAACCACCATACAATTCAGAACGTTCCTTTATAACATTTTCGCTACTATAGTTTTCTGCACTTACTCCAATAGCATCACACTTGATTCTTAGATTAATATCATTGGATACTAATATCACCTTACGATTTGGAAACTCTTTTATAAGTGTAAGTGCGGTGGCAATAATTTGATGATCAGCAGTATTAGGATTGTATCCAGAAGGAAGCTCTGATAAATCTGGTGTCTTAGTAAAGACTAGGCCCAGCCTCTTTCTAATTCGAATCCCTTTTTGAAAATTTCCTCTATTTCGTAATTCGTCTAGAGTTCTAATAATTCCTCTAGCATTCGCACCTACTCCATTTAGTCGTTTTTTATTATTATCTAATTCTTCTAATACTACGAGGGGAACGTATATATCTCCGCTTCCATAAGAAAAAATTGAATTATAATCTGTGAGGTAAACGCTCGTATCAAGAACGTAAATCTTTTTTGCCATATTTTACTTCCGTTGTTTGTTTTTGGAACTGATAGGTCAGCCCCCTAATGATAAATAGCCAAGCCGTTTGAGATTTCACTTTATAGTTACTTTGTAGGGAAAAAATAATCTTGAAAAATGCGGTTGCAAAATTAGTTATAGTATTTATGATGTTCATTACTTTTATGGGATGTGCATCATGTGCGTCAAGCACAGCCCTATTTGGACCAGGAGATTTATTCAGAGACAAAAGACGATCATTCATCAAGATTGATATTTATAAAAACATCTACCTAACAAAAACCTCCTCTGCGATAGACGAAGCAAATTTAGAAGAATATGAAATTGATTTGCGCTCATCAGCTTCCGGCTTTATTGTTGGACACGATAGAGAAATTACACTCGTAGGAACTTCAGCACATGTCTGTAGTATTCTCTACGACAATCAAATAAATTATTTTGTGCAGGAATATTCACCTAAGAACCCTGAATGGAATATGACCGAAAGAGCTTCATATATTTTAAACGATTATAAAGGCGAAATATATGCGGCAATTCCAATTGCTTTTGATTTTGAAGCCGACATTTGTATATTAGGTTCATCCAAGATTCCGCGCCCAGCATTGAAAATTTCCAATTCTAAGCCAATAATTGGAGAGAAGTATTATAATATAGCCGCCCCTATGGGATTATGGTCTTCTAAAATGATCCCTCTATTTGAAGGATTTTATTTGGGTAGAAAGAAGGTTCGCAGCAACCGCAAAACTTCTTATGTTTTTTCTATTCCTGCTAAGGGTGGATCTTCGGGCTCTCCAATACTGAATAGTTATGGTGAAGTTGTTGGAGCATTACATTCTGCTTATAGAGGGTTTGAAAATTTGTGTATGGCTACCACAAATAAAGAAATTTACATGATTTATCGTAAGTCTATGAGAAAACTACTAAAAGATTATGAAAAATACAAACTTATCATCGACATTGTAAATATTTAATATACTACATGAATATCGACTTCGTGACTGGACGTACCCTCTAGATCAATTGCTCTAGATTTGCCATTAATATCTTTTATGATTATCACGCCCTCATCGTTATGTGGGTCAACTTGATAATTAGTTATTTCGGCTGGACCTTCGCAAAAAGTTTCCTTTGTGTTGCGATGTGTATATAGTAAAAAAACCTTATCTCCGATGTTCATAATAATACCTTACCATAAATAGGATCTAAGATCAAGAAAAATAAAAAAAATAATGGAGGTGGCGGGAATCGAACCCGCGTCCACAATGCTTAAATAAATTTGCGATATACAAGGTTATATCTTAATCTTTCTTCTGAACAAATGCATAAAGCTTTTCAGCTTCAGCAATTATTTCTTCAGTCGTATAAGAGGAAACGGTTTGACGTTGATCCTCTGGTTTAAGACACTCATTATCGAATTGACGATTGTATTTGTCGGCAACAATGCTGGTTGCGACACCAAGCAATCCTTCTCTAATTTCGTATCCACTTCTATTTTCTTTTGACATATTATATGTCCTCCTTTGTGTGTGTGTTAAACACGGTTTATTGGATAACAAGGAAAACCGTAAAAACCCCGCTTTGATTGCTTACGCAGCCAAAGTTAATGCAACATTATCGTTAGCAATTATTTGTTTTAAGCCTTTTAGTGTTTGCTTATACACCCTTGCACAAATCTATCTCGACACCCTGTCGAATCCAGTTCACCCCCGTAGTAATAAGTATTATAGCAGATTAAATTTTTTTTGTAATAAAAAGCGAATGGCGGGGTTCGAACCCGCAACTTTCAGCTTGGAAGGCTGACACTCTGCCAGTTGAGCTACATTCGCAAAAAAACAACAAGATTGTGACTTTTTCACAGCCACAAAGCTAGGCTCGTTTTAACACTAACATAAGTTAGTTTGGCTGGCTTCAACAGAGCCATTGAAGCACCCTAATATTATATAAAAAAACTGCTTTATCTTGTTGTCCATAACCTAATTTCTATTCTAAACGTCCTTGACCCCTTTGTCAAGTGTTTGTTCAAAATAGTTATCAATCTTATACCTATTTATAGTTTTCTTCATAGCTAATTCGTTCAAGCCTAGAAACCTTGCAGCCTCTCGCTTCGAACGTGTTGCAGATAAAGCATACTTTAATACTGCATCTTTTACAATGTTTGGGATAGAATACCAAAGTGGTAATCCATATAATTTTTTATTAAAAGCTGACTTAGAAGTTAACTCCAGCTTTAGACCAATAACTTCTTCAAGGGAAAGGGCATTGAAAATGATCTCAAACTCCTCACTAGATTTTCCTTGTTTTCTTAATCTATTAGAGATAGAATAATCTTTATTCCGTCCATCATTTCTTTTCAGATTCGCCATTAGCTACACCCAGTATACCATAACCCGCGATGTCTTTAAACGGATTTTCTCCAAACGCATCTTTTTTAGTTGCAATTCTAAACAACTTGTCAATGATGCGAGTAATAGCCAACATATCTTTATATTGATTTGGCTCAATTCCATTTGGATAAAGGATCTTTAAAATTTTTTCTGACTTCAGGAAAGAACTTCCATAAGCAGCATCTTTTTCATCAACAAGTTTACCAATTTCAGTAGCAATTTT